TTAATAAAAGGAATAATTATGGGACTACTATCTAAAAAAATTGCAGAACAATTACGTAAATTTAGTAAACCTGCAATACTAGAAGATCTTAAAAACAACATTTGTAGGATTGAATTTATTAAAGCTAATGGTGAAAAAAGAATATTTGAACAAGCAACTTTAAATTCAAAATTTTCCGTTGAAAATAGTGATGTTAGTGGCTCTTCGGATGTAAAAAGTATGCTTAAAAAAGATGGTAATAAAAAAGATATTGATCCAGATTTAGTTTTAGTTTATTCTATTGACGATAGAGCATTAAGATCATTTAAGATTAGTAGAATGATTGATTTTAGTATTGTAAAGAAGGTTTAGGTTAATGACAAAATTAGGAGCATATCATCAGGCAAAAAAGATTCAACACCGAAATAAGGATTTCGGTAGAGTTGTTATAGAAGGTCAAATAGAACCAGATTTTATTAATATTAATCCAAATTCAGGATCACATTTGATTAATATTATTGATGCTCTAAATTTTTCAAATGTTGCTTTTGAAAACAGTGATTTAAAAGAGTTTACTATCAAGTATTTTGAAAAAAATAACATTGTTGATGATATCAAGACTATTTCTAAATTAGATGATTATGAATTTCATAAAATTGGTAATATTTGTTGGCTTCTTAATAATGGAGCAACATTAGGCGAACATCATATTTCTATATTGAATACAGAAATATCACGTATTAAAAACATTAAATCTGATTCTATTACACAACAAACTGAAGTTAAAGATATTGGTGAAAAGAAATCTGTTCAAGATTTTACTCGTGAACGAGTTAAAGAATTTATTGTAAAAATTGAAGAAATAATTGATCTCAAATCATTTACTCTTGATATATACAAATGGTTACAAAAAGAAGAAGTTAAGGCTGCACATGTTCCTTTTATTATATCTCATTTTAAAGCATGGGCTAAAGAAATTGAAGAATTTGAAGCGCTTAAAAATAAAAAGAATAATAACGATATTGAAAATCAACTCATAGAATCGTATTCTAAATCAGATAAAAAAGAAAATAACTTTATTACTCGTCTTATTCATGAATTAGAAATTTACTCTGAAAACAAAAGGACACAACGTAAGTCTATAAAGAAAAAGAAAAAAAATAAAGATATTAACAAAACAATTTCAAAGATACGTTACAAAAAAACAGATGATGTTTTTAAGATTTCTAGTGTTCCTCCAGAATCAATTATTGGATCAGAACAATTGTGGGTATTTAACACAAAAACGAGAATATTAGCAAAATACATTGCTAAAACAGATTCAAGTGGATTACAAATTAGAGGAACAACATTGTCTGAATTTAATGAACAACTTAGTGTTGGAAAGAGACTACGAAAACCTGATGAAATCATTCAAAGAGTTAAAAACAATGGTAAAACTGTATTAAAAAATATTTTTGATGAAATTAAAACAAAACCTATTATATTGACTGGTCGTATAAATTCTGATACAATTTTACTTCGTGTATTATAAAGAAAGAATTATAATGAGTAAAAAGTGGTTAGATGGATTTTTAGATAAAATAACTCCTGACAAATATGCAAATACAACAGGAGTTGAACGTCTGAAGATGTTACATTCTTTTTGGAATTCAGAATGGTTTGAAAAACTGGGTGATCCATCAAAAACAAATTTTGAAAAGATTGTATGGGAACTAGAATATATATTAGGTTTAAATGAAAAGCCATGTTTACGATGTGGTAATAAACCTCAACACGGTGAATACTATTGTGATAATTGTACACAAAGAAAAGATCATAAACATTATTGTGAAGTTGTTCAACGTATGCATGAGGAGAAATATAATATTAAAAAGGGAAGTAAAAAGTAATATGATTAAAAGTTTTATTATGCTCATGATTTTATTGTTTGTTTTGTTACATTTAATTGCATGTTCTGATAGTTCTGGTACGAAACGTATTCTTGAACAACAAGGATACACCAATGTAGAAACAACAGGATATTCATTCTTTGGATGTGATAAAAGTGATCATGTTCGTACAAGATTTATAGCAGCGAGTCCTAACGGTAAAACTATAGAAGGTACTGTTTGTAATGGATTTTTGTTTAAAAATTATACAATTAGATTTGATTAGCTATGTGCAAAGTTAAACATAAACATCCTACATGTTGGAATGATATTTGGCATATGGCGGCAACATTTACATGTGCTTTTAGTGTTATTGGACACGTATATATAATGTATCATGAGACACATGAAACAAAATATACGTGTCAACTTTCTAAACCACATATTGAACAACAAGTAGTAATGAAAAATAAGGAAATATAATATGAATAATAAAGAAATCGTTTTTGGTGTAGACGCTCGTACTCAACTTTTGAAGGGTGTTAATACTCTGGCTGACGCTGTTAAAGTTACTTTAGGTCCCAAAGGCAGAAATGTTATTCTTCAAAAACAATACGGTTCTCCAGTTATTACTAAAGATGGTGTGTCTGTTGCAAAAGAAGTAAAACTTGAAAATACGATTGAAGATATTGGCGCTCAAATTATTAAAGAAGTAGCTAGTAAAACTGTAGAATCTGCTGGTGATGGTACTACTACTGCTACGGTTCTTGCACAAGAAATGATCAATGAAGGTATGAAGGCCGTTGCTGCCGGTATGAATCCTATGGATATTAAGAGAGGAATGGACGTTGCTGTTAAGTTAGTTATTAAAGAACTAGAAAATATGGCAAAGCCTGTAGAAGAAGATGATGCTGAAAATATTGCAACAATTTCAGCAAACAATGATAAAGAAATAGGTTCTCTTGTTGCTGAAGCAGTTAAGAAAGTTGGTAAAGAAGGTGTAATCAGTGTAGAAAATGCTAGTGGAGTTGATACTACGCTTGATGTTGTTCAAGGAATGGAACTTGAAACTGGATATCTTGCACAACAATTCATTAATAACTTTGAAAAAGGTATTATTGAAATGAAAGAGCCTATGGTATTCGTTACAGATAAAAAAATTGAAAATCTCAAAGATTTACTTCCTATTTTGGAGTATGCTAATCAAACAACTAAAGAATTATTCATTATAGCGGAGAGTGTAGAAGCTCCGGCTCTTGCAGGTCTTGTTATTAACAAACTTCGTGGTGGGTTAAAGGTATGTGCTATTAAAGCTCCTGGTTATGGGGATTCACGTAAACAAACGCTTCAAGATATTGCAACACTCGCAGGTGCAACAATGGTTAGTGATGAAACAGGCATTACATTCAATAATATGAATACTTCTGTTTTAGGTAAATTTGAATCTATTGTATGTAATAAAGACAAGACTACTCTTGTTGGTGCAGGTGGTGATAAACAAGAGATTGAAAATCGTACTGCTTTGATTCGTAGTCAAATTGAAAACACTACATCTGATTTTGAAAAAGAAAAACTACAAAATCGTCTAGCAAAAATTGTTGGTGGTGTTGCTGTTATTAAAGTTGGTGGCGCATCTGATTTTGAAGTAAAAGAAAAGAAAGATCGTTTAGATGATGCTGTTTGTGCAACAAAAGCTGCTATGGAAGAAGGTGTAGTACCTGGTGGAGGAGTTGCTTTACTTCGTGCAAGTCAATCTGCACGACTTAAAGACGTTACATCTGCTAACAATGATAATGCAATTGGCAGACAAATAGTTTATAATGCTACATTATCACCAATTCGTACTATCGTAAAAAATGCTGGCGAAGATGGTGGAGTTGTTGTTGGAGATCTAAAGAAATCTACAAATGATAATGAAGGATATAATGCATCAACAGGACAATATGTTGATATGATTAAAGAAGGAATCATTGATCCTGTTAAAGTTGTACGAACAGCAATTCAAAATGCTGTATCTGTTGCAGGACTTATGCTAACAACAGAAGTAGTTATGGGCATCATTCCAGATAAGAACGATGTTCAAGATCAAGAACAAATGATGTAGGACTAATATTTTGATTTTACTCGATTACTCCCAGGTAGCTCTTAGTAACATTATGCAAAATCTTACTTCTCCTGAATCATCAGGACTAGAAGAAGATTTAGTTAAGCACATGATTCTTAACTCTATTCGCAGCTACCTGGTGAAGTACGGTTTGCAATATGGTAAATTGATTATTTGCTGTGATAGTAAATCTTATTGGCGAAAAGATGTATTTCCCTACTACAAGCAAGGGAGAAAAGCAGCTAGAGATGATTCTACCTTTGATTGGGATAAAATCTTTAAGTTGATTCATGAGACTAAATCAATTCTTAAAGAACATTTTCCATATATGGTACTTGAAGTTCCAGGTGCAGAAGCCGATGATATTATTGCGGTGCTTGCAAGATATGGTAGTAATCAAAGTGAACCAGTGTTGGTAATATCAGGTGATCATGACTTCTCCCAACTCCAGAAATACAAGGGAGTTAATCAATACGCTCCTATTCAAAAGAAGGAGATAAAAATTACAAATCCCAAAGAATTTTTGATTGAACATATTATTCAAGGTGATAAAGGTGATGGTATTCCCAACTTTTTGTCACAAGATGATTCTTTTGTGAACGGTATTCGTCAGAAGTCTATTATGAGTAAGAAACTTGTAGAATGGGTAAAGCAAACTCGTGATGAAATTTGCACTACTGATGAAATGAGAAAAAATTGGGATAGAAATCAACAACTTGTAGATTTTGATTTTATTCCTAAAGATGTTATTTCTGATATTATGAAAGCATTTGACACTTATTCTATTGAAGATAAGACAAAGAAAAATATCTATGATTATATGTTAGCAGCAAAAATGCGCCAACTCGTTTCGTATATTGATGATTTTATGGTTGGTCAAGATAAGAAACAAAGTATAGCATCGTTGTTTGAATAACAAAATTCTAAATATAATATTGACATAAAGTAAAAGTGTTGATATTATATATTAAACAAATGAAAGAAAACTAAGTTAAATGGCTAAAAAGTTCAAGAACTTTCAAAATAGATTGAAAGTTATGAAAATAGAAGATATCGAAGATATTGATTCTAATGATTTATTTGAAGAAGATAATCGTATTCCCAAATTCCACAAGAATGACGGGACAGAATATAATAAAAAAGATAAACCAAATTTACATAAAGTCAAACCCTTTAGAGAATTTGATGTTTAAATAATCATTTATAATATGAAAATTTTGTGATGAAAAAAGATAAAAATAATTGTGCTGATGTAGTACGCAAAGCATTTGAACAAGCTAGTAATGATCATTTTGGTGTAATGTTTGCATCCGTCGTAGGAAGTCAAAACTATGGACTTGCAACTGATAAATCTGATATTGATATGAAAGTTGCTATTTATCCAGGATTTGCCTCATATTGGCGTAATAGTTTTCCAAAAGGTCATAGTATTATTAAAGGTACAAATCATTCATATGATATTCTAACAGTTCATGATTGGTTTCATAATGGTGTTATAAAAGGAAATATGAATTTCTTTGAGCCACTTTATTGTGATTATATTGTTACTGCCGATTTAGAAACATCAAAACTTATGGATAAAATGCGCCAACTTCTTGAAGGAAGTGTTATCTTAGTTCTACAAGCGCAGTTTCACACCGCTAGACGATATCTAGATGATTTTATGCAAAATCGTGAATGTGAAAATCAAATTTGGGAGCGCAATGAGTATGGATATAATTCAAAATCGGCTGCGAATGCGTTTCGTCTATTAAAATTTGTACAAAAGTTTTATAATTCTGGTAAGATTGATATTACATATTGTGCCCCGTATTCTCTTGAAATCAGAAATGGAAATAAGAATGAAGAAGAACTTAGAAAATTTTTGACAGAAATGCTGCAAGAAACTGGTAATATGTTGTTTAGTAATTTTGGTAAAATGAATGAACAACTTCTTGTAAGACGTGAATTGTTTGAAAGAGATAAAACAGATAGTCATGAATGGAATGTTCTAAAAGAAGAAATTGATATGACACTAATGAAAAACAACTTGAAACTAATTAGAGCATAACTTTATGTCAAGTATTAAAATTTATGATAAGATTTGGGTTATTAAACAAGGAAATTTTGATTACACAAATGGTTATGGAACGCCTGTAATTTTCAAGGGTGAAAACGATTTAGCATATATGTGTCAATTTGAAAATAATTCATCCTTTCAAAAGAAAAAAGAAACAGGTCAAAAATGGTCACGTAATCCAAATAAGAATGGAACAGTTTATGATAATATTCCATTAGAAGGATTCAAATTAGGCAAATCTGTTTCTCGTTGGTCTACATCGAATAAATTGTTTAGATTAGAGGACCCAAGGGGATTTACTGTAGAAATTAGCACAGGCAATCTTGAAATGCTTATGCGTGATGTAACTATTGTAAAGGGTGTTATTCAGGGTAAATGTGTATGGGGAAGGGAAGATGGTAATATTCTTCTTAGTACACAATCTCAACCGTATCTTGATTCAATTTCAATGGGTGCAGATGCATTAGCAAATCGTCCAACTATTAAAAATTTAAAGATAGGTGATCTAGTTAAATTAGAAAAAGGTGATGAACTTGTTTATGTAGGTAAGTATATCGTTTCGCAAAGTTTTAGAATTCTTCAGGGTACACGACCAAACAATAATTATAATTATCGTTGTTCAAGCAGACCTGAATATAAATATGACAGTGAAACTGCAATAGAACGCGAAGAAATCTTAAAATCAAAACCATGTCACTTCTTTGAATATAAAGATTATAAAAAAGAGTCAGCTTATATAACATATTCCTCTCCTAAAATTTTGAAAATAATCAGTAGTGGTAATGATGTAGGAACTCTGTCAATTGATAATAACTGGAGAAATGCTAACAGAGATAGTCCTGCTGGTTCACCCACTTTAGATAAAGACAAAGAATGGCAGACATATTACAGAGGACCTAAAGATGAATATATTGGTTATTTTAAAACTGTGAAAATAGAAAAAGTTTCTTGATCATATTGACAGAATGAAAAGTTTGATATAATATAATAAAACTTGATGCGGGGTAGCGCAGTCCGGTCAGCGCGCCGGGTTCATAACCCGGAGGTCACAGGTTCGAATCCTGTCCCCGCTCCCAAAACTTATAATAAAATAATTTTTATTATGTCTTTGTGATATTTTCTTCTTTCGCCTAATAAATCTGTTAAACCTCGTTTACAATAATTATTATTTCTACAAAAATTACTTAAATTCTTTATATCTATTATGTCACCATTCTTTTTGAACAATCTATATTCTTTAGATCTGTGTTCGCTTATTCTACGTCTAGCGTCTTCAGTATGTTTCATCCCATATGTATAATTAAGACTTCCTTTTCGTTGCTCACTCATTTTATTTCGGGTTGATAAACTTGCTTTTCTTCCAATTGATTTTTTTCTTATTTTATCTTTAATTTCTTCTGATAAAAAATATCCACAAGTTCCACTACCACCTAAAGTTTGATTATATCCACTTTTATGAGAATTATATAAATTTATAAAATAATTCTCCATAGTATTTAATGTATGATTTCTGTCTTTAGATTGATATATTACCTCAAAATTAAAAGAGGAAATACCATATTTTCGGAATGCTCTATATAGAGGATGATTAGTTTTATATTTGTTGTTATTGTTACTTTTGTGTTGTTTAAATCTTGTTTTAGGATTTCTTCCTGTATATCCGATATACACTCTGTAGTTTATAGTATTTGTTATTTTATATATAGAATAAATATTCATATGCTGACACTTTCTTAGATGATTTGTTAGAGTTCTTGGTGCTTGCGACACGCGAAGAACGTAATTATTTATATTGACATCGTTTTATAACTATGTTAATATTCATTAATAATTGAACAACAAAAGGATTGAAATATATGTTTATTACTATCGCAGGAATCGGTATCGCTACATTGGCAGCAACTACTATTCTGTCAGGTGTTTTGCGTAGAGTTGTTGAACCAAATATGGTTACTATTGTTCAATCTGCTAAAAACACTAAATCATATGGAACTAATCAAGAGCACGGTAATGTTTATTGGGAAATTCCATCATGGGTTCCAGTGTTTGGTGTAACTACTATTTCTCTTCCTGTTTCTAATTTTAACATTACAATTCCAAATTATGTTGCTTATGATAAAGATAGGGTTCCTTTTTCTGTTGATGTAAATGCTTTCTTTAGAATTGAAGATACTAATACTGCTGCCAAACGAGTTGCATCGTTCCAAGAACTTCAGCATCAGCTAACAATTCTTTTACAAGGTGCTGTACGTAAAGTTTTAGCGTCTGATAAAATCGATACTATTATGTTAGAAAGATCAAAATTTGGAGACGCATTCACTAAAGAAGTTGCAGATCAACTTAAAAATTGGGGAGTAATTCATGTTAAAAATGTGGAACTTCTTAACATTCAAGACAGTAATGGTTCTCAAGTCATTGAGAACATCATGTCAAAGAAGAAATCCTTCATTGAAATGGAGAGTCGTAAGGAGGTTGCTAAAAATAATAAAGAAGCAGAACTTGCCGAAATTGAGGCAAATCGTGAAGTTGAACTAGAAAATCAGAAGGCTCAACAAGCAATCGGTGAACGAACTGCTGATAAAGAAAAAGCTATTGGTATTGCACAACAAAAATCTAAACAGGATATTGCTGTACAAGCTAAAACGACTCGTGAAAAAGAAATGGAAATTGTAAAAGTTGAACAAGTTAAAGCTGCTGAAATTGAAAAAGAAAAACAAGTTGTAAAAGCAGAAGAAAACAGGCAAACTACAATTATTCGTGCAGACGGTGAACTTGAAAATCAAAAACGTCAAGCAGAAGCAGTACAAGTACAAGGTGCTGCTAAGGCGGAAGCAGAGAGACTTATTCTTCTTGCTCCTGTAGAAGCTCAAATCACTCTTGCAAAAGAAATCGGTGAAAACGAAGGTTATCAAGAATATCTGGTTAAATTGAAACAAATTGATGCAAATCAAGTTGTTGGTGTTGAGCAAGCCAAAGCACTCACTGCCGCTGATATTAAAGTGATTGCTAATACTGGTAATCCTGTCAGTGGTGTAAACAGTGTTATGGATCTTTTTACTCCTGCTGGTGGTACTAATCTGGCAGGTATGGTAGAAGGTATTGCCCAAAGTGATGTTGGACAAGCAGTTCTTTCTAAGTTGGGTGTTAATTTAAATAATGATAAAAAGTCAAAATGAATAAAGAATTATCAAAAATAGTTGAAGACTCTAAATCAGATTTTCATGATCCTAGAGATGATATTCCTTCTATAATATCACAAGAAGATATTGATAATATAATTGAATCTTTTAATAAACCATGTTTACCTAATGCCAAAATGGTGGAGGCACATAAACGAGCTAAAGAGATGTTTAGTTAAAGTTAATATAATATAAATAAGTATACTAAAAATTTCTAATTATTTTGAAAAATGTAGTTGACAGAATAATTGTACTTTGTTAGAATACAAACACTGAAGAAGACAGAGAAATTAGTCTTCAAAGTTTGGAAGGCTTGGAAGAATATGCGTTAGTAACATTTTAGAGCATTTTTCCGAGATATAATGTTACTCTTCCACGTGTAAGATTAAAGACACGTTGTATCATCTAAGTGAGTTAATACACTACATGTTTTATGCTGAGATACGCAATTGCGTGACCCGGCGCCACTAATTGGGAAAGTTGTTTCGTTTGAAACCAATACCCATGTAAGTTCCTGACTTCTGTTAGGAACATCATTTAAAAGACGCTTTTCCTCGTTGAAAAGTGTGGGGGTCGCAACTAAGGAGCGTCCTGTTTCAAGAGCGTTAGGAGGGGCTGCTTGAACACAAGTTTAGTTGGCTGTGACTAATGCTATGTTCATAAATACGATGCATCGTAGAATTTAGCAAAACACAGATAAGGGCTTATCAGTTGTCCCGTTGTACAAAGAGAAACAACTGATAAAATTTTATCCCGTGGACCGATTGAGTCCACTCAAAGAACATCGTAGTGGATTAATTAACCACTAAATAGAAGCGATTCTTGTCTATAGCAAGAGTATCGGGTTGATGTTCAAATTTTGAAATCTCTCCCAATGGGTTTGATTCAATCAAGGCTTTGAAGATTGAGCCAGCGTAGCAAATCAATCTTCACCAATTTTTAAAGTTTTGGTCAACTAAGGTAAATACATTTTATGTATTGAAGGAACATCGTGACGTACCTAGCCTAGATATCAATAACGGGTCACATTAGCTAGATGTTACCAAATTGTTGACCAAGCGCGTTTAGCAGACGCATACTATAGTCTTAGTAGTTTAATTTTAGACTGTTAAGTTCTATTGATACCGTACTATATAAGATAGACATTCTAGTGTAAACATCTTATATTAACTCGGTTGTGAAGAAGTGCTAGAGACTCCTATAGTCGTCTGCTAATATATGGTTGGGGGACGGGCACTTTATGTGTCTGTACCCGACCACCAGTTTTAAAGAATGTTGGTTCGCTACGTGAAATGCGTAGAGACGCAAGTCCAATGCACCGCAGATGCATGGAGCCATCCTAAAGTTTTGCCGCAGGGTAACATATAGGATACCAGGAGACTGTGCTTAATCTCACAGGGGCTATCCGCAAGAGTCTATTGAACGATATCATTCATAGACCGCCCTTAGAAATTCTGGAATGCGGCAAATTAAATTTAAAGGACAAATATATATGTGGGATGAAAAATTTGTTGGACTAGCTGAATATATTGCACAATGGTCTAAAGATCCGTCTACTAAAGTTGGTGCCGTTATTGCAGATAACAATCATAGAGTTGTTAGTTTAGGTTACAACGGATTTCCTAAAGGTATTAAGGATACTGAAGAACGATATGCTGATAGAGCAACAAAATATCAACTTGTATGTCATGCGGAAACAAATGCTCTGTTGTTTGCAAATCAACCACTAGATGATTTAACTCTATATGTTAGCCATCCACCATGCACAAGATGTGCAGTTAATATTATTCAATCTGGTATAGCTAAAGTTGTTACTAGAATACCAACTGAAGATATGCTTTCTCGTTGGGGAACTGATATAGAGGCATCAAAAAGTTTATTTGATGAAGTTGGTATTGAATATAAAGAAATTTAATTTTATCGGGGAGTGATGTAGTGATAGCCTGGTGGTCTCCAAAACCACTCGCGTGGGTTTGATTCCCTCCTCCCCTGCCAATTTATGTTGACAAATATTATTCCATATATTATGTTTTCTTATGGAATCGAAAAACCAATCAAAAATTGAAAAAGATATATTCGAATGGTATCATAATAGTACCATCCGTAATAAATGGTTTCACGATGAAAAATGCATAATTTATTTAAGAAAATCAAAACGATATATTAATGGTTCATTCAAAGAATGTATTGAGATAGCAAGCGTTGAGGTTTTTGAAGATTTTCGTAAAAAAGGTATTTTTAAGAGTTTGTTGTTGTTTATTGAAACTATAGCAAAAAATAATAACCAATGTGTTTTTATTGAATCTATTATTAGTGATATTCTTCTAAAATATATACAGCGAATAGGATATATTCCCCAAAACAACTATACAGAATATTTCTGCAATGATTATTATAAAAAATTTGACTGTGAGTTATAAATTATGATACTATAACCCATGGAACAAAAACAAAATTTAAAAAACTCAATCACTTCATGGTATAAAGAATCGCCGATGTCCTCTGACAAGTGGTTTAAATTTTCTATTGGTGATATGACTTTATCTAAAAGATTATTCGAAGCTGATGGTAAAGAATATACTGCATTATTTTTACTTGTTATAAAAATTAAAAAAGAGTTTAGAAATCAAGGACATTTCTCAAGAATTCTTGATATGATAGAAAGCATACCAGAAGCTGTAGTATTAGATAACTGCCTTAGTAATATTGTGATCAAAGAACTTGAAAACAGAGGTTACAAGTCTTATAATATGTTAGATAAGATCAATTATTATAAGGAAATACGTGTATAATGAACGATCTAAAAGACGAAATATATAACTGGTTTTATAAAGATAAGATAAGAAATCGTTGGTTTTTCTTTAAGTATGGAAAAATATATCTACGCAAAGGACATCATTATGTTGATGATTCTCTTAGATATACTTTAGATATAGGCGCAGTAGAAATATATAAAGAACATCAAAGAAAAGGTATATTTAATAATATTTTTATCTTTCTAGAAGAACTTGCTTTAGAAGGTGATTGTATTTTATATATAGAATGTGTACTAAACAATAATCTTATAAAATTCTTAGAAAAACTAGGTTATAAAAAGATTAAT